CGAGAAGCTCATGGCTTTTCCTCAGTTGTGCCTATCGTCGTGAGGACGCGTCTGCCGGGACAGTCGATAGGCCGGTCAAGATGCCCGGTGAGTGTTTATATCACGCCTCAGCGGGCGGATCAACAGGCGGCAGGCTGGCGTTGTACGCCTCGCGGGCAGCGGTGATGCCCGCATCGGTCGTCTCAGTCTTGCACTGCGCCTGATAGCTCAGGGCAGCATTTGACATGACGAACTGGACGTACTCCGTGTTGGTCTTGAACGGGCCCGGTTCGGGCTTGTTGGTGTCAATGGTGCACTTCATTGGGCTTCCTTCGGTTCGGCATCAAGCGCCGCTTGAACCTTGATTGCCAGCGGGAGAGCCGCTTGCGCGACTTGCAGTCCGCCAGATTTGGTTGCGAGATCGAGGAGGCCAATGAGTTGTTGGGCCTCTTGTTGGGTGAGTTCGATGGTCATGATGGTGTTACGGTTCGATTGCAATCTGCTGCGCGGCCCCGGTAGCGAACAGGGCCATGAGTCGGGTCTTCCCCGACCCGTTGTCCTCGGCGTAGATGCGGACAGAGTTTGCTGCGGGCGCTGCGGGCGCGGCTTGCTCCAAAAATTCAAGCGCCCCAGCATTTGCGCCGCTGCTACCGCAAACTCTCATAACGGCTGCCGTTGTCCTTGAAAAGCCGGCGTCCGGCGCACCCGCAGCCACGCCGATCCCCAAATAGTAACTATTGAAAGTGAGTCTGCTTCCACCGGAATAAAGCGCCGTATGGTTTCCAACGGACGCCTCAAAATATCTGTTGTCTGCAATGCTGCCTACTTGTACCGTCCTGAACAGTCCAGTTCCAGCGGCTTCGGCGCCGATTTGCAGGACGTTCGCATTCCACCTCACAAACCCCCTCTCATAATTCGACGCATCTGTAAACGTGTTATAGATGCGGAAAGCCTGCGCATTCACCCCATTGCGCTGCGCCAGCGTGTCGGCTGCATCGCGCCAGATGCTCAAATCAACAGCTTGTGCTGTCGTGTTTGAAGTCCAACTAATAGGCAAGTTGCTAATGTTGAACTCATTTGTTTGTATAAGAACCTTTGCTTGTCCCGATGGAAGAAGCGCGAGTGCGGATGCTTGATATGTATATTGGCTATTTGTTCCGCCAACAATCAGCCCGCCCCCGGGGGACACAAAAAATCCGGACTTGTTTATGCTGGCGACGGTGTTGCCCCCCACCCGCAAATCCATCAACAGTGAGCCTGCGGCTGACGCGGTGTCGGTGACATCGAACCTGATGCCGGTGAAGGTAGTGGCTGCGTTGTTCCAAACAGCAGACCAGTTGACAAGCGGGTTGCCGGTGCCGCTGAACTTGTCGGTCAGAAGGCGCGTCGTGGCGGCGCTAGGAGTGAAAGTCATGATGTATCCTTACGGAGTGATGACAACTTTGATGTTGAATGAGCCCGTGCCGGCAGTGACACGGAACCGCATCCTGGCAGGCAGAGCCGTCAACAGACCAGAGGCCACCTCTGTGTTCAACGTCGTCAGTGTAAACGTCCCGTAGACAACTTCGTCGTCGCCCACCAACTCGACCGTGATGCCCGCGCCCGCAGTCAGCGTGGCAACGAAGTTCGCCACAGGGGTGATCAGCGACTTGAGCTGCGACTCCAAGAGTTCTGGCGCTCGATTGGAGTTCTCGATGAAGTTGGACATCGAAGTTCCTCAGATACCCCTACCGTCTTGAGGACGAGTCCGCCGAGTCGGTCGGTAGGGAAGTTAGTCTCGGGCTAGCCCGAGCCTAGCACACTCAGCCCCAAAAGAAAAGGCCCCCGAAGGGGCCTTGAGGAACCCCGCTGGTGCGCATCGTTGAGAGGCGTGCGGGGTTTGTTCTGGCTCAGCTTGCGCCGGGGGAAGCGAACATCCCCAAGGGATCAGACCATCCGAACGCGTAGCGCTCACGGGCCTTGTACCGGTTGTTCCCCGTGTCGAAGTCGGCATCCATAGACGTGGACATCGGGACACGTACGAAGTGCTTCAGGCCGTTCGGAACGTCCGTCTTGATGAACCATGCATTGGGGTCGGTCAAGAAGTGGTTCACGGTGTACCCTTCCGGGATGGCACCGTTGTTCTTCAGCGCGTTGATGTCGTTGTCGGTCGTGCCCACACGGAGATTGGTCTCCAGCAGACGGGTCGCAACGAACATCAGGGCCGGAGGAACGATCAGCTTCCGAGGCTTGGCAGCAATCAGCAGACCACGCTCGTCCGTCCACGCAGCGATCTGGATCACTGCGTTCTCCAGGGAGGTCTCGTTCAGGTCCGAGGCAACCGTTGGGCGGTTGCTGTTGGTGCCACCAGAGACCAGCGGGTGGGCCGTCGAGAACAGGCTGACCCCATCACCACCCGGGAAGGCAGCGTTGAAGCCGTTGTTCAGGATGTTCGCGGCCTTGACCTGCTTGGAGTAGGACATCGCCCGGGCCAGAGCCTTGGTGTAGCGGGTGCTCAGGCTGTCGTACAGGTTGTCTTCCATCGCCTCCTCGGTGATGGAGAAACCCATAGCCACCGTCTCGTGGTTGTAACGAGCGGTCCAGGCTTCCTGCGCATTGTCATACGCGATGGCTTGGCCTTCGTTCTTCACCGGAGCGGCGCTGAAGCCGGAGAGCTTGGTCTCCTCTTCGAAGGAACGGTCGGAGGTCTCCGTTTCGTAGATCTCCTTGTGCTCCTCGGCGTAGCGCTTGTACTCCATGCCGAACAGGGCGTTGAGTCCAGGGAGAAGCTCCTTGAGGAGCTGTGCACGAGAAATTGCCATGATTCAGACTCCTCAGACGCCAGCGGCGAGCAAGTACGAGTGGTAACCGAAGTTCCAGCCGACGATGACTTCGGGGTAGCCGATGAAGCTGACCGAGGCCCCAGACGACGCCGTGACGCTGGCGCTGACCGTGATGGTCGAGGTGGAGGTGACCACGCCCGTGACCGTCAGGTTGCTACCCGGCGAACCAGCGGTGGTACCGCTGATGCCCGCGATGACGCACTGCATACCCGGGACGATGCCCGTGGTGGACGAGACCGTGAAGGTCGTGGCAGCGGAAGGCGACGAGGACAGCGCGGTCTGCACCGTGACCGCCGTCTCGGGGACCAACTGGATCACGCGCAGGCAAGGCGAAGTGCCCGCACCGGTGCCGACCGTCTGGCGGATGTTGCCAGCCACCGACGAAGACACCGTGGGGTTGCCGCCCGAAACACCAGCCAGCGAGTTGCCAGTTGCCGTCGAGCCGCCGTTGCCAGCGATCAGGAAGGCGTTGGTGCCCAGGAACGACGGCGACATGTAGCCGACGGTCGTGCCGGTGTTCAGTTGCGTGTTGGCCGAACCTTGCGCCTGCGCCACCACAACGGCCTTGAACAGGGCGTTGGGATCGTCCAGAACGTAGGCCACCGCGTCGGGGGCGTTGGTGCTTGCCGGGTAGTACTGCTGACGCAGCTTACCGAAGATCGGGCCCGACCCGGTGCTGTATTCGCAGCCCAGGAAGACGCCGACAATGTCACCAGCCGCAGCGGCGGACTGCGTGTCCGCGTTGTAGGGGGTGATGATGCTGTTGCCGTTGGATAGACCAACCACATCCCCGTTGAAGATGTTGGTGGCGTAGCCTTGGCCGATGGGGATCATCCGAGTCGAACCTGCAAACGGAATACCGCCCTTCAGGTTGATCGGCTCAAGCCCGTAGGGCTTGTCAATCGTGGGGAAAGCCATTTATGACTCCTATCAGGAACCGTTACCGAACGACCCACGCGACGTGCTGCTTTTCTGTTCAGCAAACAACGGCATGCGCGGATCACTTTGACTGGCGAACTTGTTGTTCACCGAGAGCGACTGACTATTCGTCAGGTCGGTGTAGTGCGCCGTGCGCTGCTGCACCATCTCTTCAGGCATCTTGCACAGCATCAATCCGCCGATCTCGATGTTCCCCGTCTTGGCGTTGGCTTCATAAGCCAATTCAGGGTGATCTTCTGCCTTGACGGGCTCGTAGCCCTCACGCAGTCGTTGCGACACATTGGTGGGGTTTGCGTCCCCCAGCAGATGCGTCATCACCCACCGGAAGCCCATACCGGGCTCTTGAACCGGCTCAGGGAGCGTAGAAGCGGGACGCCAGCGACGCTGCGTCTTCTCGCGGGTAGCGAGTTCTCGGGGCGTGCGGGTCTCAGCCATTCTGTTGCTCCAATCGTGCCACGTTGCGGGCATACTCTTCCAAGGGGACGCCGAGGCGTCGGGCGATTGCTACTTGCGATTGCGTCAGCTTGATCTTTTTCGCTGACGTAGCTCTTTGCGTCGGTGCTACGACGGTTGCTGGCCGTTTGGCCGGCTCGGGCTTGGGAGCCTCGAATTTGTCCGGGAAGACATGCCGGAGCCTGGAGTCGATGGTATCGAAGTACTCTTTCGACCCCGGGGTGTACCCGGACCTGACGAGTTTGTTGTGCACGCCCATCGCAAGACTCGTCATCTCATCGTCTTGCCCGAACCACGGGTTCCGTTGCTTCCAAGCCTCAGTGGCTGGGTCGATCTGCGGAACCGGCGCTTGCTGCGAGGGCTGTTGAGGCGCAACGGTATCACGTTGTTCTTCGGTTTGCAAGGGGGTAGGCTTCAACGCCTTAACCCGCTGCTGTGCAAACACCGCTTCGTTCAGCTTGGCCTGTGCTTCGACAAACGCTTCAGTGTCGCCGGCCTCATGTGCGGCCTTCAGCGCTGCTTTGGCTTTGTCAACCTCGACATCCGCCAGACGCTGAGCCTGAGAGACGAAAGCCGTCGTGCCACTGGTCACTTGGCTCTTGAGCTTCTTGTTCTCCTCAGCCAGCACCTGTGCAGCGCGGATGGCTTCCTGATGCTGTCGCTCCAGCGCCTCCTTGGCGCGGCGCTCATCGTGGCGGGCGTGCGTCAGCTCCTTGATCCGGTTGCGGACCTTCTCGCCGTACTGCGCCAGTTCGTCGTCCGTGGGCTCCTCCACGGGCTTCTCCAAGGGTTTGCGGCCCTTGTCCTGCTCAGGGGTATCGTCAACGATCTCGATCTGAGTCTCGTCTTCGATCTCGAAGTCCACACTGTCGGTGGCCTTGTCAGTGGCGGTGTCCTTGGGTTCGATTTCGTCAGGAAATTGGAATTCAGCCATTGGTGCTCCTCAGCAGCTCAACTTCTGCCTTAAGTTCGCGCGTTTTGCTTTCCAAATAATGGAAATACGTGTTCTGTTCGTAAGAACGGGCCTTCAGTACGCGCTCCATGTTCTCGAAGCGGTTCGCCAGTGCGCGGAGTTGCTCCGCCATTTGCGTCATTTCGTACCAAAAGAAGTCGTCCGTTACGCCCAAGAACTCATTCTCTTTAGGTGCGGGCGTCATGCTCGCGTGATTCCGCGAGGGTCTTGCACCACAGCCTCCACCTGATCGTCGTTGATCAGACGGAACTCACGACCGTGAATCTTGAAGCGCGTGCCCGCGTAGGCGCGGGTGATGACGAAGTCGCCTTCTTTGCACCAGGGGCCGCTGGGGAACTTGTCCATGTCAGCGTAGGCTTGGGGGCCCACCTTGAGCACGAACAGCACCACGGTGCTGTGCTCCTCGACACGGACGGTGGTGTCCGCCTTCAGGATGCCGCTCTCGTACTTGTCTTCCACTTCGGGAAGCGCACAGAGCAGTTTGTAGCCCGAGGGCTCGGGGAGCTGCTTCGCCTTCTCAGAGTCAGGCAGGTCATTCACGTCGTCGTTCATGGTTCTCTCTTGCGGGCAGGTTGGCACCGTGGCTTGCCCGAGCACCACGGCGTGTGGTCCGGGTCTTCGACCCGGGGGTGGGGGTTAATTGTCGTTGCGTTTAGCGACCTCAACGAGGTCGAGGAGTTCGCGCTCGGCCAGCGCCAAGCCGTGGATGACGCCACAAGCGTAGCGGTACTCAGCAAAGTCCCTGGCGGAGCCTCCGGCGATATTGTCCGCCATGTTGTTGAGTTGCTCGCGGAGTTTTTGTCTCAACACCATCAGAATCTTCTCGTCCATTACTTAGCTCCTGTGTTGGGGGTAGTCCGAGGCCGTGAAGCGGTGATGACTTTGACCGCCCTATCCGCGTCCTTATTTTGTTTATCAACAACAGTCTTGATGGTGGCCTTACGGTCCTCGGACATGAGGCGCTGACGGTCGAGGTTCAGCCGTCCCATCGCGACTTGGTAGTCCATCGCGTCGTTCTGGGCCTTGCGCCGGCTGTCGCGCTCCTTGAGTTGCAACTCTGCCTGGGCGATCTGAAGCTCAGGGTTCTGCGCCTGCTGTTGTGCTGCCTGCTGTGCGGCAGCGGCTTGGTTCATCACCAGCGTGCGTTGTGCGGCAGCGGCCACCAGCGGGGCCAGGGCCTTCTCGTCCTCCGGCGAGATCGGTGCGGTCTCATCCTCGTCCAGCGCGGGCAGCGGCACCCCCAGCGACATCTCGACCTGTGCGCGGTACGAGAACCCAGCATGCTCCGCGATGTGAGCCATGAGCGCGGCCATCATCTGCTGCGCCATCGGGTTCTGGCCGATAGCCATCATGATCTTCGGGTCTTGCATGAACGCCTGATGCGCGGCGAGGTGCGCCTCGTGATCTTGGTACGCGAATGCCTTGACGGGTTTGCCACGCAGCACGGCCATGTTCTCGGTGATGGGGTCTTCCGGGCGCTTGTCCTCGGGCAGCTCCACGATCTTGTCCGCGTTCTTGATCCCCAGCACCTCCAGCATCTGGCGGTGGAGTCGTGGCAGGTTGTAGATCTGCGGGGCCTGGGTCGAGAGCTGCAACGCAGCTTGGTACTGCACCACCCGCTGGCTCATCGTCGCCGCGTTCGGGTCGCTGACCGGGATCACCTCCACCAGGGAGTAGTCGCTGCGCCGCGCACGCGGCACCGCCGTGTCGGGCTCGTAGTCGTAGCTCTCCGGGGCGAAGTCCGCGATGATCGTCTTCAGGAGCTTCAGCTCCTGTTTCATCGAGAAGTGCAGCCGCGCCTGCACCGCCGACATGATTTTGAGCTGGCGCTCCAGCAGCGCCAGGGTGGTGCCCACCGGGGCCTGGGCCGACATGTCACTGACCTTCATGTCCGCCGTAGCGGCGAACCGTCGAGCCTCGTCCACGATGCCATTCAGCAGCCCCAGGAGCGTCTGAGACGGCTCCTTGTAGGGCAGAGGCATGATGTTGTCCCGCACCGTGCCTGAAGGCACGTCCACGTCCCTGAACTCACCCGGCGCGATGGGGGTGTCGTCCCCCTTGATCCGCAGGCCACGGCTCTTCAAGCCCCCGGGCAGGTTGCTCAGCGTCCCAGCATCGACAAGCTGGCGGGTCAGGCTCGTGGCACTCTTGGCCGCACCGCCGATGAGGTGGATCAGCCCGAAGCCATAGGCCCCAAAGCCCGGGATGTACTGGTAGTGCACGAAGTGCTGGCGCGGCTGGTAGGTGATGTCATCCTCAAGCCAATTCCGCCGAATGGCGAGCACCGCACCCGTGTCTTTGATCACGGTGACGACATAGGGCCGCTCGATGGCAGTGGGGTTGCCGTCCTTGTCCTTGTGCTCATCGCCCGGGATGCTCAGCTCGACATGCATTTCTAACAACAAAAACCGATCATCGTGGGTGGCGGCGAACCCCGTCTCCTCATCCTTGCGCTTTTGGATCTCGTCAATGTTCTTGTTGGGCTCGCCGATGTCGATGTCACGATAGAACCCAGCATGTTGCAGGCGCAGGATCTCGTTCTTGGTCTTCCTCATCCTGTGCGTGATGCGCGGGCACGAGCTGAGTTCCGAGGTGCCGTAAGGCAAAACAACGTCTTCGGCGGGGATGAAAGTCGAGATCTGGCGATTGAGGTTGGGGTCGAAGTAGACCTTCTTGAAGGCTGATCCGGAGATAGGCAGGTTCCAGAGCATTTTCTCGTGCTCAGGGCGATACTCCACCATGACTTCCGTCAGTTGGTAGTTCATGTCCGCCTGCACCCGCGATGCGGCGTCTTCCTTCTGCCGGGTCCGTTTCCCAATGATGTTGGTCTTGACCGGGCCTTGTGCCGGAAACGACTCCATGATGGCTTCGCTCTGGAAGCGCACCACCGCCTCGGTGAGGATGGGCGAGAAGACGCCGCAGGCACCAGACCACGGCTCAGTCCGCTCCTCGTACTTGAGACCCAGGAGCTTTAGACCATCGGCGTAGGTCTCTTCCCAGTCCTTCCGGCTGTTGATGTCGTTGTCGTAGTCGCCCAACAGGTTGCCTGAGATCTCCTCAAGGGTACCCTCGTCAAGGGTGTTGGCAAGGTTGACTTCAAACCCCTCATCAAGGTCATCTTGCCCGGGCACCAGCGTGATCTCAAGGCCATCGGCACCGATGGTGACACTGTCGGGGCTCTCGATTTCGATCTCAATGTCGGGTGCCTCTGGCACGCCCAGCCCAGGCAGGGGCGGCACGCCCGTCGAGTACAACGCTTTGTCAATGTTTGTTGCCATGATGGGCTCCGGAGTCTTGGGGTGTTAGGGTTGGCGCGTGGCGTCAATAGTACGCCGCACGGCGTGGGCGATTTAGGGCGTCGGGGTCACGCAAGTCGGAGGATAGACTGATCAGCCCCCCTTGACGGAAGCGTGCGAGGGCCATCGAGGTGCAGTCAACCATGTCGTCGTGAGATCCGAACGGGAACGCTACGCACTGCTCAATCACTTCTTCAGCCCACCTACGGCCCTCGGGGTACCACACCATGCCACTGCGGATGATGTCAGCCACGGCGCTCAGGCGAGCAACCTTGTCCCCGGTGCCCCGGTGAGGCGTGAATTCTTGCACGGGGATGCCCATGCGGCGCAACTCTTGGTACAACGGCGTGCCGTTGGACTTCTTCTCAACGATGAACGCCTCCGGCTCCCACTCGTGGTACTCGCGGATAGCGAGGTCTTTCAGTTCGGGGAATTCGACTCTGACGTTGATGGCGTTCATGAGGATGATGTGCGGCTCACCATTGGTCAGATTGTCATCGCTGAAAATGCCCCAAGTCAAGAGCGACGTAAAGTCAGCACGGGTGCTTTTCTCTGCCGCTGCGTCCAGCGTCATGATGACGAAGTCACACTGCGGCGGATTGTCTTGTTTCCAAGGCTTCCACCAATCCCGTTGAATGATTGCACCCTGCTCCCCTGTCGGGTTCTGCATGTATTGCGCGTTCCACTGGAACAGCGGCATAGACGCTTTGGTGCGCTCCAAAGCGTCAAGATCGAATTTCTCCGGCCAGAGGGCTTTTGGTCCTGAATTAGTGTCAAGAATGGCGGGGAACTCAAAAACTTCGTACTGATCCGCCTTGGGATTGTTGGCACCGTCCTTGATTAAGTGCCCGATGAGGTCGTCTTGGTGCCAGCGGGTGTGAACAACGGCGATTCTGCCCCCTGACATGAGGCGAGTTCTTGCGCCAAAAGCGAACCATTGATAGGTCTTCTCTAATTCCTCAAAATTTCCCGCCAAAAGGTCTTGTTCGGAGTGCGGATCATCGACCAAAAGTAGGTCAGCACCACGACCAGCGAGGGCGGCACCGACGCCAGTAGCAAAATACTCGCCTCCAGCGTTAGTTGACCATCTTCCAGCACTTTTTGAGTCTTGCGCAAGGGTGATGGCAGGAAAAACGGACTTGTAGCGCGGATCTGCGATGATATTTCGCACTTTTCGACCAAAATCGACGGCAAGATCGCCGGTATGCGACACCATCAGCACCTTCTTATCAGGGAATTTGCCCAAAAACCACGCTGGAAACAACGTGCTGATGAGGTGCGACTTGCCGTGACGAGGGGGGATGGAAACTGCAATTCTGTCTTTAAGACCATAGGCT